GCACCCCATCAAAACTAACGTCAGGGTTTTCGTCTTGTAGATACGCATTCATTTCTTCGAAGCCGGACAAATCGTTAGAATGTTCGCCGGTTTCCATAACTGATCGGATAGGTGCATTCTGGATGAACCAGCTAATGTATTCCCAAAGTTCTTCGTCCGGTGCGTTGTTGCCTCGTCCTTTGATTTGGTAGAGTATTTCATCGTTCTCGTTCCAAGTCATAGTGACATATGACGATGATGCCTTGCGCTTCTCTCTGCGTTCGCGGAGGGATACTAGCACACCACGCGAGTCTGATCCGCAGTGTCCCATACGCTCGCCTTCAATAGAGCAATTGTATGTATTCAGGTTGTACCAGTAGAGTCCGTTATCAAACTGGTGAATAACCATATCTGGATCTTCTTTGTTCTCTAACTCTTCTTTGGCTATGTTGAAGGCTGTGTTAATATCGTCTTCACCTTTGATTAACTCATAGTTAGTGGGCTCGTCGTTAAGCCAAGAGAACAATTGATCATAGTTATACCACCAACCTTTAAACTCGCGTATCATTGTGGCGGCAAGTTCTTCTTTTACTTTCTCGACCTTTTCGGATTCGACGCCTGCCTTACTTAAAGCCTTGACTGCTTTCATAAAGGCTTTGCGCCAAGCTGCTGAAGGCTTTGCTAAGACGTTCATTACATTTTGAGCCACGAAAACAATGCGCTTGTTTTGCTCAATCATTTCCTCGTCGTACTCCTTACGCACAACGGGCTTGCCATCGACGCCGCCGACATAATACGGGGTCATTGTTCTTGCTCTGTAATTCTCTACGGAGCCGGGGGATCTATCCTCTGGGGCAATAGCCTGAATTTCGTCTTTAAAGATTCTTTCCATAAAGCCTCCCCAATTATTTTGAGCAAAGGTTCTTCCGTTGCGGGGCAACTCGTATTTCTTCCATTCGTTGCCTGCGTATGTCTTTGCTTTCTCGGGTGCTTGGGGCATCGCTGACTCAATAAAATCAACAACGCTCTCGGGCAAGCCTATGTCTCGCAAGCCCTCTGTTAAAACTTCTTCGCGAAGATACTCAAACCAATTACCTGTAGATATATCCATTAATTTAACTCCAACACTATAAATAGTTGCTATCTTTCATAATCATCCTCCAATCTCACAACGTCGCCTAAATGCGGGGTACTTACCTCAACAATCTCCACGCTCGACTCATTCGCTCCAAATCTATGTACCTGGTGTGGTACAACGTGGAAGGATTCGCCCGGCATTATTTTCTGAATTCTATCATGCTCGTCGTAGTTGTACAGCGTGCCTCTGATCACGTACACAGTCTCTTCTTTAACTTCGTGATACTGCTTAGACAATCGCTGGCCTGCGTTGATATGGAGGATTTTACCCACATAATCCTTTGTTTCGGCCCAGATGATTTCGTGGCCCCACGGTTTTTTAACTCTTCTCATTTTATCTCCAAAATAATTGAACTGTGACGATTAAAAATGACAAGAAAACACATATCATCGTCTTTGTTGTAAACATACTTTCTCCCAATAGCCACCAAGTTAATATAGGAAAGGTCACATAAGACATCCCGAAGCCTAGCATACGCGAAGTCCACGCCTCATTACTGGCATCTACAGCGATTCGAGTACCATACCAAAAACATATACTAGCAGGAACCCCAAAAACAAACGCACACAACAGGGGCCTATTCTGCCACCATTCCCAGATATAATGAGAATATAGTTGAAACCACACCAAGGTTTGCGCTAAAGCAAAAAGAGAGCAAGATCTTACTATCTCAGAAATTTGCAATTAAAACCTCCTCTGCATTTTTGGCATCGGAAACTGGCCGGCCATACTTGTTGATATACGTGATGTTGTGTTGTCGATATTTCATTACCAACTTAGATGACATTTTATACACTAGAATCATTTTTTTATCTGTGTTCTCGAAAACAGTTTGTAATTTTTTATGAGAAACATGAGTGTCCTCGTAACCCAATTTTTCTTCCTCAAATAGATTGAGCGTGTAGTCTCCAACGGGAATCAGAATATAATCACAACGGCCATTTATTTCATTTATGCTGTCGGTGAAATCTTCTTGTTTATCGAGCAAAAGGTGAAGGTTTTGAAATCCCATATTTTGTAATTGAATAGCATCTGTGGGCCTGTATGCCTCAAGATTAAAATCCCCCGAAGATATTTTCCCCGTCGCAGAGTAGCGATTAAGTAGCAGGAAAAGAGCCGATCTAACATAAGGGTCTCTATAAGAAGGCCAATTCTCCTGCAATAAGTAAAAGACGTTCTTATCTTGAATTGGTTCTAGATATTTCACTGCCTCTAGTATGCGTCTTGGGTTATTTTTAACGCACCACCAAAATTCGTAGCAAACATACTTGTTTGTATGCGCCACAACGTATCTATCGTTGGCGGCTAATCCGAATTCAATAGAACCATCCAGCATTAAAAAAGAATGTATGATGGATTGAGGGGGCACTATTTTTTTTATTGCGGAGAGCGCCTTAAAGTCTCTAGACTTCACCTTGATCGGACTTCTCATTTTGGATTGCCTTTACTGTTTGTTGTACTTTTTCTTGCAGTTCTTCTAGACTAAAGCCAGAACCTGCAAAGTTATCTCCTTGGTTCGCAAACGGATTACGGGGAGGCATCGTTGGGGTCGCTCCCTCGAATACAGGTGGAGAGAGATCTTGCTCTGCTACGTCCGGAGGCTCGGGGGCAGGAGCGGTGGGCTGCTCCGGTGGTGATGCCTGCATTCTCAAATATCCGCTAACAATATTCTGGAGATCATCCAGAACAAGATCTGCTTTCGTCAAGGCCAGTCGAATGGCTCCAATTTTATTTAAAGACAAGACAGTGAGAGGATCTAATTCGTAATCAAATGTAGAAAACAAATTAGATGCTTCGCTAGCGTGCTTGTTCGCTTTCTCAAAAAGTCTGGTAACCTCCGGGGGAAGGTCCTCCATATCAATTGAAAATTGTATATTAACCCGCTTACGCGGGGAAACGTCATTATTGCTCATTTTATCCTCTTATTAATTGTTTTTGTTGGTTTAGTGTGTTTTCAATAGCGGTAGGAGCCCCAACCACAACGATCTCCGTGCCTGTGTGTCCGCGATTAATCGTCAATTTTGTAAATCGATGTTCTGTATTCAAGTCGGGTAACAGATCCCCTCTTTCGTTCAGTTGTTTCATATTTGATTCTTCGCGAATCATAACTACATGTTCCGGATTCACAAAAACTTCGCGAAGTGTATATTTTTTTTGAGTGGTCAGTGCTGCGTTGTGGCACACTTCGGTTAATCTAACTAACGGCACTTGATCCCTCCAGTGGATAAACGTCTCTTCGTTTAAGTTTCCATTCATGACCATTCGCATAAACTTGATAAATATGCTGACTCCACGTGCTCAAATAGACACCAACGATCGGCCTTTCGGTCATTCGCAATCTCATTCCTTTTCCTGTTTCATTCCACATTTCAACCCCTTGCGGGATGTGGAGAAGATCTCCTTCTTGCATTATTTATCCTCCGTCTGGATTATGCCAAAATTGGTAGTAATTAAGGTTCCTGCGCAGGATGCCGCATTCTGCAGTGCGCATCGAGAAACCTTTACTGGATCAATAATACCACTATCGACCAGGTTTGTCAATTCATTATTTCTAAAGTCCCAGCCTGTGCCAAGTTCTTGCTCTAAAACTTCTCTCACAATCAAGTCGGGAGATTCCCCTCCATTAATGGCCATTTGTCTAATCGGTGCATAACACGCGTTTTTAACTATCATGGCCCCAGCTGCCTGATCGCCGGCGCCATCAGTCGTGATACAAATCTTCTGACAGGCTCTAAGAAGTGCAGTGCCCCCACCTGGAACAACTCCCTCATCTTGGGCGGCCCGAACAGCCTCTAAGGCATCTTCAATCCGGTGCTTTTTTTCTATCATTTCCACTTCGGTGGCCCCACCAACTCGAATGACTGCAACCCCGCTGGCTAACCTAACAATCCTTTGTTGAATAGCATCACAGGCTTCTAGGGATTCGGTTTTTTCTATCTCTGCCTTCAGGGATTCAATTTTACCCTCCACCTGTTCGATATCTGCCGCACCACCCACCAGTATGGTTCTATGCTTGTCGCTCTCAATAAAGTCGGCTGTTCCAAAATCTATCATTTGTGCGTCTTGCAGCTTTCTACCAGACTCCCGGGATACAAACACCGCACCCACAGAAATAGCCAAATCTTCTAAAAGATTACGGCGTTCCTCACCGTAATATGGAGCCTTTATAGCTGCCACTTTAAGGGTGCCTCGCATAGCATTCATAATCAGTGCGGCCAAAGCTTGACCTTCGATATCCTCTGCTACGATAACAAGTGGTCGACCTTCGCGAGCAACCATTTCAAGCACTGGAAGAATCTGCTCCACGTTTGAAATACGATAATCAGTTACCAAAACTAATGGTTCGGGGTGATGCATTATAGCGCGGCGTTCGTCGGTAACAAAGGCGCCGGCACAATAACCTCCAGCAAAAGAAAAACCCTCGGTCACATCCAAAGATGTGTCAACCGAACGAGATTCTTCGATCGTGATAGAACCGTCTTGCCCAACCCTGTCGTAAGCCATCGAAATTAATTTGCCAACAGCAACGTCGTTATTGGATGATACCGTAGCAATATGTTGTATGTCTTCGATGCTAGATACCGGGATAGACATTTCTTTGAGGTTCTGCACGACTTCTCGAACTGTTAAGTCTATTCCTCTTTGTAGCTCTATTGGTGACACTCCTGATGCAATAAACTTTTGAGACTCTGCAAATATTGCACGGGCGAGTACCGTTGACGTGGTGGTGCCATCTCCGGCGCTGTTGTTAGTCTCAACTGCGGCCTGTTTGATGATTTGGGCGCCCGCATTTTCAAAGGGATCATCTAGCGAAACAAAAGCGGCAACCGTTACACCATCTTTGGTGATAAATGGAGCCTTCCCTTTTTCTTGGAGCAAAACATTTCGACCTTTAGGGCCGAGAGTTGATGCAACATTATCTGCTAAAACATTTGCGCCTGTAGTAATCTTGTCTTGTAGTGATTGATTGTTGTCGTATGCGCGACCCATTGATACCTCGTAGTTATTTATATATTATAAACACTTTTCAGATAAATGTCAAATGTTATTTGTTTAAATTTCTTCTTTTGCGGGCTCGGCAGATTTAGCGAGCAGCTCAACAACTTCTTGGCCTTCTTGTTGTGCTTTCTTGTTGGCATTCATCGCGGTAGAGCGTCTATCCGCACTAAAGTATTTGCCGACATTTTCAGTAAAGTTTTTAGTTGTCTCTAGGAGGCTCATCATTTCTTCACCCATCTTTTCAATGTAGATGTTAGCACACGCCCTGATATTCTCATTAGACATATTAATTTCGCCATAAACTTCGACGTTAGCAATATTGGTAATTTTTTGAGTGCCGGCTGCAGAGATAGACCACTGTTTACCGTCTCCTTTTCCTTCGTTGAGTGCTTCGCGAAGTAGCATTTTTTCTCTTTCGTGGAATTCTCCAAAATAAGATTCCCCAATGCGGCCGCGGGGATTCCCCTCATTATATCCTCTGTTGTAGAGTTTATTCAGATTGCTTATCGTTCTCTTGTCGGCGTCTTCCAACTCTCCTTGTCGGCTCAACCACCGCTTAAAGCTAGGGGTCATTTCACGCTGAGCGTCAGAATAGCCCTGTTTCTCAGCCGAGAAACCATATTCAGCTCTCTGTTTTTCTTTTTTGTATTGATCCCGCTTTATTTGAGGATCTGCCGGCGCGCTTCCGGCGTCGTCAAACCCCCCTTCTTTGTCGAGATTCTTCACAAACATTCCACGATTGTCATCATAGCCCGGAACCTTACGCAGTATCGCATACATCTGAAGGCGCCATTCGGGACTGTCTTGCCAGTTCGCAATGTGCGCCTTGAGGGCGGCAGCTTGTTGGCCAAACATAGCGCCGTTACCAGTAGCCGTCATGATGTCGACAAAATTATCACGACTAATAATAAAATCCAATAGCATCAACTGGCTAACTTCATCACCGTCTGAGTTTTTTCGCCCGATAAGGTATTTGATAGAGGGTACGCCGGAACCGCCGCGAATAAAAAGATAATCTACAAGGTTGGTGAAGCTTCCGTGAATAGGTGTAGTGGGGCTCAGTAATTTGAGGCTGACAGGTTCTCCATCGCCACTAACAAAGTCCTCAATAGGCAGCGTTCCACCTACACGACCCGCGATTTGTTTACCGCCAGTGACTGCAGCCATGAATCCTTCAAAAACAAAGCCGGCCGAAGATTCACTATAATCGTTCAGACATGCTTGCAACGATTCGATAATCATCATCATGTTTAGAATGGCATTGAACCTCATACCTTGGCCTTTTCTCTGGGCCTGTACAGGATCTACAAAACTATTAACGTGCTCGATTCTGGCTTGAACGCTAGGTTGGCGCGTGATCGACGCAAATATTCTTTCGATGTCTTTTCTTGATTGGCTGTTGGGATCTCCCCAGGATTCGTTAGGTGTCAGTTTCGGTATCGGAATAGACATACTAAACCGCTCTGCTTCATCCAAGAGAGAGGCGTCTGGCAACTGAAGATTAACAACACTCTCAACCATTTCAGTTAATACCTCTAGTTGGCTTTTAGTTTCATCCCTTACTTCGATGAACATATCTTTAATAAAATCTGACATTATCTCTCCTCTTTAAATTATGATATCGGCAATACCATATTCAACTGCCTCTTCTGCTGATAAATAGACGTTCACCTTTCGTTCGAGTAGCTTTTTAAGCTGCTTTTTGCTAAAATTGGTTTCGGCTACCAAACAATCAATGTACATTTTTTGGATTTGTTCTACCGCTTCCATTTCATTCAAAAGATTGTGCAATGGTCCGTGGTTACCACCAATTACAGAATGAATCATAAGCCTGCAATTTTGACCGATTTTTCTTTTTCCCTTAGTTCCAGCCGCCAATAAGATTACGCCGGCTGACATAACTTTTCCGATCCCAATAGTGTGAATTTCGCTAGTTTCTCGTACAGTTCTCATTATATCGTACATACCAAACATATCGTCCGCCGATCCGCCGTAGGTGGACATATAGAACGTAATCGGCCTCTGTTTCTCTGAAATACGATTAAGCTCATCCAAGTACAGAATTGCGTGGATTAATTCTGCTATTCTCTCCTCAGAAACGTCAGAAAATAATCCTATAGTACGCAAGTCGGGCTCAGGTCGGCCGGCCCCCATCGCGATTAATTGCGTCAACTCTTCTTCAAGTTCCTGGCGCAGTTTATCATTCTCATCAGATTTCTTATCCCCCTTGGGGCTTCCAATAATATCTAAAATTTTATCAATCACTTTTACATCCTCCAAAAAGCTACAGCTTCGGCCTTATGGGTCTCTAGATATTCCATTGCCGAATTCCAATCTTCAATTTCCATATTCTCTCTAAACGCCGGCGGAGTCAGACGTACTAGCTGTCTGACAACATTATCCCTGAACTGATCTAATTCAATATTAAACCGTACATCGAATGATTGCTTTGTCGAATCAGTGGAATCAGATTGTTCTAGGTAATAGTTCATAGTTGCCGCGGCAGTGAGATATTGTTCAATTGCTTTCGTTGCCATTAGTAAATATGTCACTCTAGCCGATTTTAGCAATTTTAATGACACTCGGGCTGCTCTTAAAAAATAGAAGGTCTTACAAGTAACATATCCAAAAATAAATGTAAGGGTGTGTAGCCACCAAATGTCCATATTTCTCCTAAAAAATAACCACCGGCACTGCAGTGGTTATTATAGCAACTAATTGATATATTGTCAAGCTATTGTGTCAAGCGCTTCATAATGCGCTCAGCGAGAGCATCCACCATGTTCGCTTTTTCGCTCTTCTCTTGGAGGCGACTTAAGACACGTTTAGCAACCTCGTTAACAAGGGCATCTTGATCTTCGTAAATGTCACGCATTCCAGGAACATCTTCCTCTTCTTCGGCGTCCATTGCCATATCAGTTTCCATATCTATGTCAGCGTCCATTGCGGCGTCCATCCCTGCGGCACCCTCTTCGTCATCCATTTCAGCGCTTACTGGCACGTCAAGAACATCTTCAAGGGCAGTCTCCAGGGCACTCAGCATATCTTGAACAGATACCATATCAGGAGCACCAGCGTCGTCATCTGCGGCCATATCCATGTCCATATCCATGTCCATATCGCCCAATTCGTCAGCTTCTTCGTCGGCTAATGCATCTTCGTCACCTAGTTCATCCTCGGTCGCGCCCAATTCGCGCTCAAGCTCATCGTCGTCGCGCTCCTCCACTACTTCATCGGAAGTGTAAAGTTCGTTTACCTTAGCATCGGCGAGCGGTCTCAACTCTGCCAGCTTCATAAAGCTGCGAAGTTCCGATTCGGTTAAAAGATTTTTACGAGCCATCTTGTTTTCTCCTTAAAAAATGAGTCAATAATAAATAGTTGTATATTTTTTAAAACCTAGTAAAATTGCCATTTGCTTGTTATTCGGCGCATCTTTAAAATTGCTCTCTGTTCGAGCTGCTTGACTCTAGCGAAAGAAATACCTAGGCGATCTCCTATCTGTCTGAGCGTCATGGGGCCATTCTCGTACACTGAGATTAGAGAACAGTTTAGCTCTTCTTCAAAATCAATCCATAGGCGGCAACTTTGATTAGGGCAAGATGATTTCAATTCTTTACACTTTCTAGCGCACGGGCGAAGTCCATCATAATTCATAAGTCAGGGTGCTCCTCTGCTATAAGATCAAAGAGATTGTCAATCTGATCTTCGGAAAACCCAGCATCTGCGGCAATGGTCTTTCCCCTCTCTATCATTTTGCGAGAGGTACGCTTTTTTCTTTCTGATTGATCTTTTATGTCTTCTATGTAACTTAAAAGGCGGTCATCTTGCTCCAAATAGCCGGTGATTAGACCTCGAAAAAATTGAGATTGCTTGAGTTCATCATGCCTGAGTCTAATAATGAGCTTGGCGTGGCGATGCTCATTTTCTGTAAAGACTATCTTTTTGTTTAGTTTTCCATAATCAAGCTTTTCGTTCATTATAAACTCCGCCGGCGGATGTGCGTCCCACTCTCTTGTTGTCCGGCACCCGTTTGGCGAATAAACTTGGCCCGGGCGTGTAACTCGTCAAGAGTACGGCAGCCGCTGTAAGACAGACCCGAACGAATGCCTCTTTCCAGGTCTTCTAAAATATGTCGGACTGAACCACGATATGGAACTTGTGCCGATACACCTTCATAAGATGAATAGCTTCCTCTCCAGCTAACCTGTGCTTCTTTAGAGGCCATCCCTCTATAGACCTTCCATCGAGTACCGTCGGTCTCTTCTTGAACTTTTCCTGGAGTTTCATCTGTTCCAGCAAACAGAGATCCGCACATCACCGCATCAGCGCCGGCTGCAAGAGCCTTGACTGCATCCCCAGAGTTTCTGATGCCGCCGTCGGCAATGATAGCGACGTTTCGATCTGTCTTCGCGCAATCAAAAATCGTATGAAGGCCCGGAATGCCGTGGCCCGTTTGAATTCTGGTGGAGCAGATCGAACCGCCGCCAATATTACACCTAACAGAGTCTGCACCCCAGTCGGCCAGCGCATTAACTCCTTCGAGTGTTGCTACGTTTCCAGCCATAAGATGCATATCTTCTCCGAACTCTGAGCGAAGACGTTGTAACGCCTCTTTAACATTGATGTGATGCCCGTGAGCTACATCAATACACAAAAAAGTAACATTCGCCTCCACAAGAGAAATTGCGCGGTTCATAAAGTCATCCGTAACGCCCACGGCGGCGCCAACGATGATGGAGTCCGTGTTGTGTGCTGTCGCAATATCTCTCGCCATAGACACCATTCTGCTCTGAGATTCTATAGAATTATAGCGATGAATAATTGCAGTACCCCCTTGGGTGCCAAGTGTCACAGCCATCGCGGTCTCTGAAATTGTGTCCATCGGAGATGATATGATTGGCATATTTAAAAACAACTTATTTGTTAGATTGGCTTGCAAGGATATCTCACTACGAGAGCGAATATCTGAATATTGGGGCAACAACAAAACATCATCATAAGAAAGCAGTTCTTGCATTATTTCTCCCTTTCAATAAAACTTTTAATATCGCGAGTGGTGTACCAAGTTTTCTCATTTGGCTTCTCGGGATCGTCGAGAATTCGAATTTTTGGCCTCCTGGGGCTAACGTAAGCTTTTATGAGAGAGATGGTTGGAACCCCATTAAAGCTTAGTTGCTTCTCAATATTCGGGTAACTGTCGACATTAAAAGCATAGAAGTGAATGTTCTCGTACTCATTCTTGTTTGAGATATCTTCATAATAATCTTTTAGATTGTGACACATATCGCAATGATTAGAATAAAATTTTACAACACATGTTGCGTCTTCTTTTACGTTGCCTGCTATAATCTTTCGTAATCCTTCGATAGATATTCTATTCACTGCCATTTTCAATAATCTCCTGCGTTTTCTTTATACATTCTGGACAAAACAGTCTCACTACGTCTTGCTTTACTACAACACTCCAAGCCGCAATCATCTCTCGATCTTTTTTATCAAAAGGCTCGGTACAGGCGCTGCATTGCTCCGGTAGTCTTCCAAAATTTGCCACCTGTTGGGACATTTTTTCTTGCGCATCGGTTCCCATTTGTCTTCCCATTGCGCGGCGCGTCTTTCTATTCATCTTCGCTCTTCTTCCTTTTTGTCCGCGGCTTTCTCTTTTTTGCAGCAGGCTTTTCGGAATTCTGTTGTGACCGCCTAAGAGTTGGCGATCGCTTTTTCAAATCTCCTCCCTTAATCTTGCTATCTTCCTTAGATTCCGCCTCAATTTGCTCCAAAGCCATCCTTGCGGCAGCCAATTGAGTAGAGGCAACAGCCATATCGGCGTCTTGAACAATCTTAGATGCATACTGCTGTAGGGTTATGGCGCCGCCCTCTAGCTGAGCTAGTCTGGCCGAAAGTTGCGCGATCGAATCAACTGTGCCCTCTTTCGCCGGTGATGCCACTTCATCCTTGATCGCTTCATATGTCTCTAGGATGGAACCTTGCAGTCTCATTAGTGCTGCTTTTATAATATCTTCTTTCATCGATTCATCGCTCCAAATATTTGTCTTTGATTAGAACCATCAAATACTATAACCGCTGATGGGAACGGTGCTGAGTTTTCACTATCTCCGAACTTAAGTCGACCTTTGACAAAGTGTATCTCATCAGCCTTCATGACATATTGATGCCAATACTTGGTATCAGTCCTGGCAGGGATGAGCATCACAACTTTCGTATCATCTTTGCGAGACTCTTCGTACCCTTTCTTAATCCATTTTTCAATGCCGCGGCCATATGGGGGGTTGACAAAGCTTGTAAAGCCCTCCCAATTTTTCGATAGACCATCTTCTGCTTCGGTGTAAAAATTAGCGCATTTCGTATTCGTACAATCTGCGCAAGGATCTAGATCAAATGGCCCGAAGCGCCAATCAAGTTTATTGAAAAAGTCCTGTGGTGTAGCCCATTGCCCAGTCTTAGAACTGAACATGACTACTTGTGTTTGTTTATCCATTTTTAATCCTCTCCATAGATTTAATATAATATGTTTCATCCATCTCGCAACCAATAAAATCACGATCTGTATTTCTTGCAGCGATTGCTGTAGTTCCTGAGCCCGCAAAACAATCTAGCACTAAGTCTCCCTCATTCGAGTGTTTCTTAATCAGGTCCTCAAATAACGGCAAGCTCTTCTGCGTCGGGTGAAATCTAAACTTGCCGCCCTGCAGCGGGTATTCGTAAATGCCCTTATCATACTTGCTATTGAATGTGGGGCTAGACTTCTTGATTCCTAGCAACGCTATTTCTCTGCAGTTTGTCAAGTAATTAACACTACTGTTGATTGGCTGCGGGTTTGTTTTAATCCACTCTACGAATCTAATTTGTTTAAACATCGTAGCGTTTCCTTTCTCGTTTTTTCTTTCAAGCATATCTTTGAGATTAGTAATCTTCCACAAGTCAAAGAATATAATGCAAGTACCACCGGGACGAAGGACGCGATAAAAATGCTTGACAAAAAGATCAAGCTGCTCTACAGTGAACTCTGAATCCCATTTACCATAGTTGGTCTTGACAGCGTACTTTTTACCGTAGATGCTGCCATATTTAAGATAGTCAGCCTTATATTTCTTTAGCTTTCGTTTTGGTGCACCAGCAATCAAGCTGACTGGGTTGCCTTCCTCGTCATAATTGTATAGTGACCGGTCATTTTTTAGAAAGTCGACCCACTCGCGGAGCGTTTTAAGGCCGCGCCACTGCTTAACAGAGCGCAGGTTCTCGGCTCCAGCCTCATCTTGCTTTGCCACATGATCGACCCATTTGTCCATACCTGAATCACGCGATGTGATATAAGGTGGGTCTGTCAAGATTAGATCTACAGAGTTGTCGGGTATGTCCGACAGGAACTGCAGACCTTCTTGGTGTTTAAGTACAATGCCGCTCATTTAAAACAGCGTATCCTTTAGATATTCACCTGCTATCATTTCAACGTCTTGTTCTGCTTCGGTTTGTGGGACAAATATAATTCTGTCAATACTCTTGCCTGCTTTGATTTCGGCATTCCACTCTCTGATTTTCTTAATTACAGTATCGCGTGACTGATTGATTGATGATCCCCTGCTGTCATTCAAGGAGACAACTGCCAAGACATATGTTGCCTTCTTTTGGACATTCCGCTTGTATTGGGGGTTTGCGACTCCGTTCGTTGCAAACTCTGACTGCTTAGAAGTAAAGTATACAGCTAGTTTTTCGGTCTTACCATCAATCTCTACTTCAAAAACGGCGCCGCTTTCTGTTGTCGCATTACATTGTTCCTTGGTGATTCCACAATCATTATGAGCACCGAAATAAACTGCCAGTTCATTTTTGTCCCAAGTTTTCATCTTGCGGCTTGTTGCTTTGTTTTTCTTTTTGACTTGGTTCCACAACCTTCGAAAGTTGTTGCCGGGCATGCTGCATTCTTCGTAAAGCCTTTTCACTGCGTCACGTTGTTGATCTTGCTCGATATCATTATAGCTCTTCTTGTCGTCGTGGTAGCTATCTACTTTACCGCTCTCAATCATCTTAAGAATTGAATTTATATTATCATCGAGAGTTGCCCTCTCGTTTACATCGTGGATGTTATTTTCGATAGCTTGAAATTTATCAAGGTCAGAGATATCGTGCTCGTATAAAGACGCCCATATGTAGCCCTTGTCGCAGTTATAAATCTTCTCCCCTCTTGAGTCCAAAATTTTGCTGCCGCGGAGTCTCGTATTGCCCCAGAACACATCAAACGTGCCGGTCTGCTTGTTTGCTAGGACACAAATACCCGTTGTTTGTCCTTTTGGGCTCTTCATCTGCTCTGCTTTCTCAATAACAGAGCTTTCGGAGCAATCTTGAACTCGGGATTGTCCGGATTTGGGTAAGCGGCTAATAAGTTCAAGCGGGATTTGATATTCACTGACTTGTATGTCTCGAACGGGACAGTATCCATCACGTTGGTCATAGTTTGTCATATCAAAAATATCTTTTTCTTGCTCAACCTCTTCTTGATTGTTGATTAATGTAAGTTCTTCGTTCATTTTAAAATTATCTCCTCTCCATATTTTTTAATTTGTCTTTCTGTTAAGTTAGCGCCTAGGCGCGGGTCTTTACGGTTCATTCTGTTAACCCAAGAATTTTGCAACTTAAGTTCTAAGCAGCGCAGCACGTCTTCGCTAGACATCCTCCACATTTCTACAATGTTTGGTCCGTTAAATCGAGCAAGATAGTGCCACTTGTAGCAACCAATCTTCTTGTTAACAATGTAATCCCATTGTTCATCCCAGTTATCATAGTTTGATATACCGTTATATGTTGCACTCATTTTTTCCTGAGTTGTGCTTTTGTACTCAGCTCCATCTCCATTTTCATCCGTTGCATCCTTGCCAGCATATTCGGTGGCAATAGTGTGACCCAGGGCGATAGCCATAAGAATCTCTCTCATTCTATTATAGCTAAAAGGGTCTCCTAAGTCAAGCGTTTCGCTGATTTGATGGATACGCTCGACATGATGCTGTAGTTCTTGCAGCATTTCTATTTGTGTGCATGCTTTATTGAGAAGTTGCATCGGTCCCTCCAGAAATAATCTCAAAGTTTTCGACAACCTCGTCGATGTTGACCTTGCCCCTAAAAAGCCGGTATGCTTTAACAGCTGCACGGATTTCATCTGTGTTGAGCCAACCGTTGTTGCGGAACTCCGAGCGTAGTTCGCGCTTTTGCTCTTGGTAAGGCTCGATACAATCTTCGATTGCCTTCAAGGAGCGGATGTACTCCTTAATATATTGCTTCTTTTGATTATTTGATGTTGCCATTTTCCCTCCTATGGTGTTGGCTTTACTTTAATAGTATAATATATTGCGTATGCGGTGTCAAGGAATTATACACAATATTTTAAATTTTTATTCGAAAAAGTTGTCTCATAAAATCACGGATTATATTGTCCTTTTCTTCTTCAGTTTCAGCATCGGCAAACAGATAATTATATGTTGCCTGACGTGCACCAATATCTTTTTTCAGGACTTCGATTTGTTTCTTCATCCATCTTGCTTGCTGTCGGTAATTCCGCGGTGTCTTTATATCGTACTTAGCGGCGATATCCAACAAGGGGAGGTAGTCACGGTCGCTTAATGCCTGCTTTGCGGCGTTAAAATCATCTATCCTTCTTTCCTTTTCCTCCGTTGACAATGCTGCTGGAAGTTTGTCGGGGTGGAGCGTCAGCGCAATCTTTCGAAATAATTTGTTAAAAATTTCGTACATCTCTTTCTCATCTTGCGTCATGACCGCGGGCTCTTCTGTTGAGCGCTGCTCCGGTGTTACCTCCGAGGCCTCGGGTGATGGAACCATCGCGGGCATATCAATCGAAGCCGAGATCTCAGACAAAATAGAATCGTCTTCTTCAATCGGCGGCACATCATACACCTGTTGGATCCTTTCTGAGTGTTCTCTGTTTAGCTGATCTCGATCGATATCATTGCGAATACAGAAGTCTCGATAGTGATCTTCAAAATCGGGAGCCACATCCTTAATTATCGTGCGAGTCAGCTGCAATTCTTCGTTGACATATCTCAACTCATTCAATAATCTTTGCCATTTTAGTTTATCTGTCGCTGCCATTCTCACCCCAATAGTTTAAATGTCTTCCACAGTGCAAAAGTGGAGAAGCCCCAGTTTTCATCATAGTCTAGACGTGCCATATACGCCCTGTTTAAATGGATCCGATCTCGGTTGGGCTTTACACCCCAGCACCTAATGGTAGTCAACTCGTTGTTGCTATCGATTGTTTCTACAATCCAGTAAAGTTTTCCATTTTTTGTCTTACGCTCAATGACCTTCCTGGGAATAAACCAGCATACCTGCAGCCCTGGATCAAACTCTGAAATTGGAGGGATGAGCTTTTCTTGCAATCTTTGCACTGTTTCCTCTTTAATAACCAGGTTGATCGGGAACACGCCTGTTAAGTCTGTCTTGAATTGGATAATTTCCTCCTCACTAAAGTCTCCCTCTGGGCGATATAAGTCGATGTTCTCACTCAGACGCTTGAGGTTCTTAGGTCTTTCCACAATACAGGCAGACCAAAAGTGCTTTCTACCGCTAAAACGATCATCTACAATATTGTCCAGAGCGCCACCTCTGCAAAGTGCATCTAGCGCCTTCTTATTCAACTTGCTGTACGATACTCCCTCGCGGAATAAAAGATCTTCAGCGTTCATAAATGGTCGATTCTCAAGAACCTGCTCGATGGCCGACATACCTAGGCCCTTGATGGAAGTGAGCGGCTGAATGAGTGTCTTGCCATCAGCGCTGATTTCCCATACGACACCTGATTTGTTGACGTCAAGTGGCTCAATATCAAATCCAAACTTCTTAGCGATATTAATCGCCTTCTCCTTTCGGCTCTCAGGCTCCTTGTCCAAGAATGCAGCCATCCACTCAGAAGGGTAATAATTCCACAACCACGCACACTGGAATGAAATGATCGAGTAGCTGACGGCGTGTGACTTATTGAATCCGTAACCTGAGAAGTATTCAAACTTATCCCACAGTGCCTGCGCTTCGTCTTTGTTGATATCATTCTCAACACAACCGGTGATGAACTTGTCGTGCAGTTTACCCTTCACAGAACCCTTCCCGGTTCCTTTCTTGGTGAGGACTTTTCGAAGCATGTTGCCTTCGTCAAGAGTCAGGCCACCAAGCTTGTGAGCCAGCAATGCAATCTGTTCCTGAAAGATTAGGAATCCGAAAGTCTCTTGTGTGATATCGTGAGCGTCGTCGTTCAAGTATTTTATATGATGCGGGCTTTCCTTAGCTTCCACATATTCATCGTGAACGTTGGCAGCCAGCGGGCCCGGGCGATAGATAGAGGTGATAGCAGATACATCAATAATGTTGGTCGGCTTTGCTCTCACACAGAACTTCTGCGCTCCCTGCTCTGTAAACTGAAATATGCCGGCCCACTTACCAGTATGAAAAATGTTTTTATAAACCTCTTGATCATTTAAATCTATCACATCTGGGTGTAAGTATTTTTCATAGTATTCTCGGACTTGAGCAAAATTGGGTTCTTCCACTCCGTGATGGCGCCGAAGGATATGCTCAATTGCACCTTCCATCATCTTAAGCGTAGATAGGCCAAGCAAGTCGAATTTAATAAAGCCCATTGGTTCAAGATGTCGAACGTTCTGACCTTCAGCCCACGGTGCTTGACGCACGCCGCCTGAGTTAATCAGCGGCATATTCGTGTCTAAATTTTCTGCGATAACCACACCACCAGCATGTCTAGAGCAGGAGCGAACCTGACCCACCAGACCTTCAACGTGCGTCTTGACCGCTGGATATTTATTAAGATATGCCTGCAGAGTAGGGGAGAATTCCATCACCTCTTCCCAAGTTGGAGAGTAAACTCCTGCCTTGATACCGTGCTTTCTTTTTGCGTCTGGAGTCGCCTCTCGAATCATAATCGAAGTAACAGTATTGACCTCAGTAAATTCAACATTATATAGCTTTGAAATATCCTTGATTAAACTTTTAAGCTGCAATGTGTTCCAATTGGAGATGGGCGCGACACAATCCTCTCCCCACATTTCAACCAGCTTTTCTTTGAGAGCCATTGAGTCAGATACATCGTAATCGATATCTGGATAGTCTGTTGCGTCTGAGCGCAAGAAGCGAGAAAACAGAAGTCCGTGCTTGATTGGATCAACCTGAGTAATATTTAACGCATATGCGACTAAGGAACCTGCGGCGGAGCCGCGGCCCGGGCCGGGGAGCATCATACTCGTGGCCACGTCTACGATGGACTTCATCGTTAGGAAATACTTAGAAAAGCCGCGATCATCAATAACATTCAACTCTTGCTTTAGTCGATCGGTATATTCCTTGTCTGTGTGAAGGTTCTTATCTTTCAAGCCTTCAAGCGCATAGTTAACCAAAGCTTGAGTAGCTGTAAACCCGGCAGGGACAACAAACTCCGGGAGCCGGACTGTATTGTCAGGCAGAAAGGATTCGATACGTTCAAATGCGATCTTGTGAGACTCTTCGATACTCTTTAAAATCACATCATCATCGTAGTCGAGTCCCTGTTCTCGAGAATACTGCTTGTAGCTAGCCCACATCTGATCCCCGTTCTTTGGATACAGCTCGTATCCAATCTCTTCGACACCTTCAGGAAGCTCTGACTCTCCCTCGGCCCACGATGGCGTGCCCTTACCAAGCCAACCAAGGCGCTTGTAAAGCTCTCTGTCCTTCCAAGCGTCAGGGTTGGGGTAATGGCTATCGGCTGTTGTCAGCAGTCCAACGCCAAACTCTTGAGCAACTTGAATCACATATTGATTAAGTTCATGCTGCTCTTTAATGTTATTCCATTGTATCTCGGCATACCAGCGATCGCCGAAAATGTCGACCATATGTTGTGTGGACTCGCGCATTGCATCCAATACTGCTTCATCCCCCTTTTCTCGGTTCTCCCAATAGTTTCCAGCATACACCCCGCCAAGACAAGCAGAAGAAGCGATGATGCCCTCATTGTACTTCTCCAATAGCGCATAGTCGATGCGTGGGTAGCGATAGAAATTCTCCGGCTGGTATGACTCTGATACCAGCTTAAATAGGTTGTTCAGGCCTGTTTGGTTCTGAGCCAATAGAACAAGGTGGCGCCGGCGCTTGAGGATGCCTTGGATCTTCTTACTGTCTCCCTCATCCTCTACTGTGGCACCAGACTGTGCATCCTTCTTGATTGCACGTGCCTTCTTTTTATCTTCCATCGCCTGATCGTAGGCTTCACGCCACTCTGCAATTGATGGAGTGAAGTAAGCCTCGCAGCCAAAGATAGGCTTAAAGTCCTGGCCGGCCTCTTGCATTTTTTTAGCGTGGAGCACTTGGTATGCCAAACCATTCATATTTCCGTGATCGGTGAGAGCCAATGCCTCACAACCATTTTCGTATGCAAAATCCATATGATCTTGCGGATAACCAATTGCATCAAAAATAGAACCCGCTACGCTATGCGCGTGTAGTCCTACAAACTTTATCTTAGGGTTGAGCCTGTTCATATACCCTCCTATGAGCTACAACATAAATATTATAACATGCCTCCATCGATGGCGCAAGTAGATTTATCTATTCTATAGCAACTTTATTATGCAACCGAGGACGTATAATTTCGACATACGGCTTCGTCAGTTCGTGAGAGGAAGCTATAAATCTTTTATACTGCTCCCATTCGCTGGCATCATAAAACCAATCAGCGTCGATGATCTGTGCGATCTTGGTTGCTGTCGATATCGGGTGAAAAACTGTGCTCATCGGGAACCTTCGGGCTGACCATCGCTCGGCTAGCGGTAGCTTCTCCGTCGGGTATCGCTGGTCGGGTGAAGGGGGTAAATACTCCCGTGTTGTTTTTTGGTTGATATGGCGTCGGCATATTTTAAAATCTTCTCCTGTCATTGTAAAAGATAGCGGTAAGTTATCTTTTACTGTTTTGCCTTGAAATGAAAAGAAAAAATTCTTTTCTTTATGGCGAATATGTTTCCGGTGTTTTCTAACTTTCTCAAAATCAAACAGCCCCATTGGAAATGAAATATAATATTTCTGAGGCTCTATCCATCGAGATAGTTTATGTGAAGTCCTCCAAGCGCTGTGTATTCCGTGGAGCACAGACCACCCGTAAGAATCGCGGCGGGCGCGGTCTTTGGGATGTATGGGAACGTAATAAATAGGCACTTCTTTTCGTTGTTCGCTATAAAATTTAGTAAAATCTCTTTTGTAGTAGACCGGGTCGTATACCCATTCGCCAACAGTTTTGCGGATTAACGGAATCATGTCGTCATTCGCTATAACCCATATGGTGCGACAACCGGCAAGAGCGCATTCATAAATTGATTTCTGGAGCGCGCTATAGCCATTGGCAATCGGGGTCAGGACCGCGGGATGCGCATTATCGTGGTCAGTATCAATGTTGGCAATTGGAACTATTCCGGCGACGTGTATCCGCATTGCAGACCTCTGTATTTTATCATTGTTGTTTCTTTGAACTCATCCATCAATGCACTCTCCGAAATCTCCATAATTTTAACTCCGCGAACGGTCGAAACTTGGGGAGTATGGGGTTCTACAATTTTTCGAGATAAATGAGATGTTTTAAAATTATAATGTTTTGGCCGGCCGGTGGATGAATAGCCATTTAGCGGCCCGCGTAATCCATTGTCAAGCAATGCTTTTTCCATCTTAAATCTCGCCATGGTTTGGGAATAGTTTGGATCCGACAATTGTTCTGTGGTCAGTGTCGAAACTACACAAGCGTCTTTAACTCCTGTGTTGCCATCAATCCTATCTGAAGAATATAACCATATTTCGCCAACAAAATCATCGGAAGTGGAAATGTAGTCGACTTCTTGCTTTCCTCCTCTGTGTAGTGCAATGTAATCATAGCAAACTGACTTGCCTATGGTGGGTGCGCTTTGCTCACTTAAATTAGTAGTATTGCTGTCTCCAAAATAATAACACACATCAAAATTAAATTCATAAATTTTTGCATATTCATCCGTGCATACCACCTTTTGTCCATCGTATCTTATCTTATCACACAAGTTAGCCAAAGGCAAGTTGCCACCTAAAGATAATAAGAAGATCAACCTTTCCCACACATCTAACTTGGAGGCTCCAACCTCCATTGTGCCCGCGGGTGTCCGTAATTGTTGCAAACAGTTTTCCAAGGACAGGGAACTGATATCAACACTTGGTGCAAAAAATTCAAACCTCATTGGAGCTATTGGGTTTGAAAAGAATAGCGGAAGGTCGTGAATGTATGCAAATAGTGCAGCGCGCAAGTCGCCGCCGATTACTATCCGCTCGTAGCTTTTCATAATATCTAATTATAACTTACTTAAGACAGTTTGTCAATTGTGTTTTCTGAGGCCTTTAGAGTTAAATCCCCCATATAACCACGCAGGATGCATCATATGAAACCGCTGTGAGTAATGAGACCAGCCCAGCGCGTGGCCTATCTCATGTTCTAGTACTCTCTCTTTTCTAGCAGACTTTGGAAAAATTTGAATCTTGGCTTTGACTATTTTTCCAGTAGACGTTTGAGTATAAAGACGTGTAGCGGCAATGTGGTGATTTTCGAATTTTCCATCTGGGAGCGTGATGACTATTTCGCCAAAGTACGGCTCCCTGCAAACTGGTTGAACGTCTGAGCGCACGTCGTCGAAGTCATAACCCAACATCTCCCAATACCTAATCGCCTGTGATGCGCGCGAAAAGGAAACTCCCGAATCAGAACATATTCTTACACTTGGCGTAGTCGCCCAATCTGCTTTTTTCTGTGGTCCACCTATTACGAGTGCTTCCGCGACAGATGGCGAACTTACAGTAAACGTATCACGAGGAGCGTCAGAAACAACAAACACACAAAGCCAAAATAATGCCTTCAATCCGCCCATACATTAAATAGGCGCAAGAATAAATTACTTCTTGGGCCAATCTACAATGTCAATCCCATAGCGAACCTCATCAATCAATGTCTTGATATCGAGCCCTGCACAATCTATCTTACTCTTATTGACGTGATAGTGGCTGACAAATCCTTGGAAGTTTCCGTATGCAACATCTTGCACATATTTGGTGGAAGTTTTTCCAAATTGCCCCAACGGCGTCTCATACGGTATGCCGGTGGCCTCATGAATCGCCTTCCATAGCGCCTTGAGAGCATCAATTTGGGCCGGGTAAAAATCCAAAAATGGCTGCAGAGGGGAGCCGTGCACCCATGCACCTTCAACCAGAGGTCGCTCCCCAAAGCCATTTTTAACATACCATTCTTGATATTTAGGATAATACGCATTGGAGATCTCCACCCCAACTGATGGTCTGTTGGTTCTAGCGCTGCCGGCATGCCAGGCGGCGTGTTGCAAATCTAAGGTTTGATAGATGGTGCCGTCGTTATCAATCAAAAAGTGCACTGAAATGCCACGACGATCTAACACCCTTTGGCAGGATTTTGATGAGAGGCACACATCCCAGTGGTTAACAAAATAGCGTATGGACCTCTGCGGCCGGCCAGAGTAGTCGTAGTAATTACCGGGGCGTGCGCTTAGGCCGCTATCCTCACTCCAGAGGACGAACTTGTCCCACTCAATAGGATAAAAGTTTCCATTGTACACAATATAATTGGAATAATTAGGATTTTCTGGCTTGTGTTGATCAACTTTGGATTCTCGTTCCGTCCAGAGACGTCTAAAAGTTGCTGGACCACACAGTCCGTCCACTTTTATTTCCCTCTTTTTCTGCCATTTTTTTATGGCTCTTACGAGTTTGTCATCAAAATATTTTTCACCAAACCAGCTAGGTTCCCATCCTAATTTCTTGGCAGACGCTTCATTGTAGAAGTGCTTGTCCATTTCTAAAATTCCTATCTATCAAACAATGGCAACCACATAGTTGTCCAATATTACATTATAAATAGTTCCATCTACGCTTATTTCTTCTATCATACTTCGATCGATCACTATACGCTCGCCTTCACTTATTGCAAAGCGAACGTCTTCTGCGGCGCAAACCACAAGAGCGCTAGCATGTGTTGGCTCTGGTTTTTTGTAATCTTCTGGTAGCACTATCAGAGAGTTCTCGCCCTCTGGTTCGGCTTGGGTCATCTCAATTAAAATATATCTATTTACTGGTTTAAACATTTTTTTCCTCTATAACGTGCAAGTATCGTTTGTGCAATACTTCGTACCCACGGCATCCTCAGATTCTTCAAATCTTTTAATTACCTTAAGGTTCTTAATTCTTTTCTTATATTCTTTTTCAGTGATCGCCTCGTACGGAGCCTGCTTGTAGCCAGTTTCGGACAGCCTTAAGAAGGAGACTGCCTTCAAGCGAGATTCATACATCTCTAATGCATCCTTAATCTGCGGGGCTTCTTCCCCATTGAATGTCACAGTTATAGACACCGAATTGTCTGCCCAATAATGCTGGTACTGGGCGGCTATCTCCAGTTGTTCCCACATACTGACATCTTTTTTGCCTTTTGTGAAGTAAGGCTCTTTGACTGGGAACTCTACAACCAAGGTGTTTGGTGTATATTCATCCTTCTCGATATGATAGCCAGAATCTCGAAGCACGGGAATTAATTTTGAGTCTGTCGCGAACCTAATACGTCGAATATAGTATTCATTTTCTGGAAAATGGATACCCGGAGTGGATCCGTTTAGCAACGATACTGTTCCCGACGGCTTAATAGAAGTCATCCGCACTGATTTTGGAATGCAAAGCCAATTTGAGTAATCCTTGTCAAGCTGGGTGACATAACCATATCCCTTATCGCACCAGCCATACATCTCTCTACGGCCATGGCGATTAAATGCTTGAACCACTCCCGACTGTGATAACCCGATGCGACGATTTTTAAGCATCTTCGCGTTTGTTTCTGGCCAGTGGGTGTTGGAAAGGGTAATGGTTTTTCCATATAGATACGCGATCTTTAATGTCTTAAGATAATCATCTAGATCTTCGTGCTTAGCCGGAAACGTTTCCACCAAGCAACACAATTCTGCGTCTTCAAGCTGCTGTTCCACACAAGGGTTGAACCCTGCTACATTGATATCATCGAACCGCTCGTCGTCCTTGAACCTACCTCTCGATCGCGCGTTGTCAAGCCAAATATATCCCGGCTCACCATTTTTTTGACTTTGAGCTGCGTGCCAAGTGTAGTCCATACCAATCTTAGCATTGAAAGAATTATTTGAACCCCATCGGTGGTGGTATAGTTTTTCTTGATCGTTTTTCATTTCTAAATATTTTATATCGTCGTGGGCGCCCATCGCCAAAGCAGCTGACCGCCGGACATTTCCGGATACAACACATCTTCCAATAAGATTTTCTGTATCTACGATGTCAACAGATGTTATCGACTCTCCGATTTTTGCTGAGAACAATTCTTTAAGATTCTTATGTAACTCGATAAGCGGATCGGCGCCGCTTGACGTTCCACCAAACCCTTTGATCTCCGCACCATATGGACGAATATCTGAGTAATCAAACTTAGGCACTTTCCCCCCAAAAAAGAATCCATCAAGAAGAGTGTGTACTGAGTTGACCCACCCCTCACGGGAGTCATCAATAACCAGTGTATCATTAGTGTACTCAGGCTCTGTGATAGTTAGTGTACCAGCACCTTCTGTATCAAAACCGACCCCAATGCCAACCATTAGTGCATCCATCATCCACGCAAACAGATAGCCACCTTTCGTGGCCAAATCGCGAGTTGAGCGAAAGGCGCAGTTAAACAAGCCAGCAGCAGTTCTCTCTTCGATAAATTTCGTTCCCATCATCCAAAGGCCGCGGCCCGGAGGTGTCCATTTGAGGCTGAATAGCCGATCATATGCCTCTTTAGCAGTTTTTTGTGCTTTCGCATCATTCCACTCAAGACCAAGCTGGAACACATGTTGTTTCTGCATATTAAACATCCCCTCGACGACTCGCTTACACGTCTGCCACCACTCTTCGGATCCGGTGGCTCCCGAATCAAATTCGCTAAGTCGGCGGGCATAAGTACGCTTAAATGTAACATACCCTAGTGGGCCCCATGGGACTCTTTGTTCTTTATACGGCTCAATAAAAGACTCAGACAACCTGAACCTTCGGATATTCTCAACTGTTCTCATTTTTAATTATTCCTTTTATTTGTGGTACGAAATTTTTCATATTTATTTTGAAGCAGTTCGCGCTGCTGCGTGGAACCAAGGGCGACTGGGTTTGTCGGTATTTGTGACGAAGATTGCGTCGGACTAACCGTGTTTGCCTTGGGCATTGTTTTTATTTTTACGTTAGAAGTGTCCATGAATATATCATATACTATTCCATCTGGTCCGTTTCTATTTTTTGCAATAAAAATTTTACCAGTATTATTTTGCTTATCCTCAATTGTTCGAGATACAGAGAAAATAAAATCTGCCACAAAACACTTATTAAATGCTTCGGAAATTTGCTCCATTGTGATCACCTCTGCGTTTAGTCCGGAGCGATTTGTTTGCGAGGCGGTCCAAATCGGGCAGCCAAACTCAGTTGACATTCCCCTGAGTTCCTCATATATAGATTCCAACTCGGCGCGTTTCTCTTTTCTTACAACAATAGGCTTTAAAAGATCCGCATAGTCTACGATTATGAGGCCCGGGTTAATCCCTCTTTTCATTAATTTATTTAAATGGGAACGAATGGTGTTAACGGAGGCCGACTTAGTTGGATACTCTTTAACAATCAAAGAACCCTCCAGATCTTTAATTTCTTCATATATCTCGCTCTTAAAGGCGCCCAGGTTGCTGAGAGGGTAGCCTGTTATACAACTATCATATCGATTTGCTATTACGGTATCCTGAAGTTCTAGAGTATAGTGAACAACAGTCTTTCCCTCCAACACTGCTTGAGCGCCGAGGTGTACCAAAACCATTGATTTTCCTGCGCCGGTCGGCGCAACGACAACACCAAGCTCGCTCTTGCCTAGACCGCCGCCAACAATGTTATCAATATCTTTCCAACCAGTCGTAACTGGTTGTCGGTGTTTTGGAGTATACCTAGCCTCAAAATCAGCAAGATAATCATGACCAAAATTAGTTTCAGATCCCAGCTTTAAAGAATCGTTTATAATTTTAGAAATCTGATCAAAAGAACAACTCTGCAGCAGATCTACTGACTGTAACATTGCATCCTTAAGATTCTGCTTTCTGCAAAAATCTAGGGACTGCTCCTTAATGTATTCCACATCTGCTAGTTCACTTGTTGAAATCTTAGCGAAGTACTCTTTGACCTGTTGCTGGGTAACTGTTTCTTCTTTTTCAAGTTCCGTGCGCAATATAGTCGCAATGGCGTTCGCGGATGGATGTTTGGAATATCTTTCTCGATAAGATATAATCTTTTCAGTAAAAACTCGCAAGTACTCTAGCTCAAGAAAATTTAAGTCCAGCACTTCTGTTATCTGGTCGGCGAATGGCCGATCTTGATAAATAAGCTGGACTAAACCCTCTTGGAAAGACTTGCCGTATTTTCCGAAACTAGCTGATGTCGAATTCGCCAATTATCACCCCACGCACATTCTAATTATAACACTCCCTGTATATAAGTCAAGCATTTTAACAGTCTGCCTGAATTTTATTCAGATGAGTTCTAAGGTCTTCCCAATTAAGCTCTCCAAAGCCGTCTTGACGCATTTTTTTAATAATTTCTATATTGTTGAAATTGCACTCAAAATTCTCAATTGAGTTCTTGACAAAGTCTTTTGACTGTATCGAAAGCTGGGGAGAATACAGTTGCATCATTTTATAATTGTGCTCGACGATCGCCTGACCTTCAACGATATTGCTGAAGAACTTGATCTTACTATCGGCGTTTTCGCAAAATTGGATAACATCGTCAATAGTATAATCCTTTTCGGAGGCCAAAAAAGACAGTCGCTTCTTTACTGATACCAAGCCTGCGCCTTTAATTCCTTTTAGATTGTCTGAGGAATCCCCCACTATGGCTCTTGCTAGGGCCATGTTTGTTGGATGTACTCCATACTGTTCCACAACTCTCTTTTGATTCATAAGTTCGTCTGCTGTTGGCCTGTAGAGTACCGTGCTATCGTTACACAGTTGAAGAAAATCCTTATCATTCGATATTATAACCTTCTGCCATTCTGAATAATGCTGTAAATTACATACGTGCGCAATCACGTCATCAGCCTCAATCTCAGGCAACATTATTTGCACTATTGGCATTTCGTTTATGTATTCGATTGTTCTAGTTTGCTGCCAGATTTTGTTGTGCAATTCTTCATCTTCTGTAAGGTTGTGGAATGCTCTGTTAAGGCGTATAGGTTTCCGGCCACTCTTATAGTTCTTATCCATTGAGCGCCGCTTTTTGGATCCATTTGGGCCGTCCCATACTATAACTACAGCATTCGGCTTAGTCATCCTTACAAGTTTTTGCAAGATCTTAAATGAGCCCTTTATCCCGCCAATTGGGTGCCCATTACTGGACAGCGACGGATCTACGATATATGCTCTCAAAAACATATTCAAGGCATCAATAACAATAACTCTTTTCTTATCTGTACTCGTCATAATATCCTCACTGACCCACCGGTACCGATAGATCGGCCGGGTCCTCATAGAAAGCACTGGCATCGCCCTGTCGTTTATCAAACTTTTGCACTATCTCCTGATCCATCACTTCGATTACTCTTTGTCTAAACTCTGCGTCTGTCATGATGATATCAGACCACTTTGAAGGTTGGAATTTCTTTTCGTACCCGTCCAATGTTCTAAATGTATACCAAGCACCCGCAGAGGTGAGAGAATCGGAACCTTTGATTGCGTCAAACCAGCTTTCCTCATCTCGGATACCAATCTGATCGGTGCCCCACAAAATGCGAAACGCGCATGATCTACCCTGGGTGCCGAATCGAGACTTTTCTAATTTTACTTTTACTTCCGAGCCAATCCGAAATCCCTTCTCGTCTTCGATGAATGAAGACTTAGCTTTGCGGCCGGTAAGCCAAATTCGCAAAGAATATGCGTAATGCATCGCTTTACCTCCTGGTGTGATATATGGAGTAGTCATTGCGACGACTCTCGCATTTGGTCCTTGGGGAATATTTGTTTTCAGTTGATTGAGAACAATAAATGTAGCTTGCTTGTCTGCCAGCGGAATAGTCAGCTTCGACATTCCCTTTGCAAGAATGCGAGCCTTTACTGCCATTGACGATTGTGGGTTGAAGTCACCTTCAACATCTGAAACCGATGGAGTAAATGCCAGCGAATCCCAGATAAACACAAACTGCTCATCAGTGGCTCCCAGAAGCTCCTCAATCGTTTCTAATACGAACTCTACCGAGGATGCCTGTACGTACATAAGACGCCCCAAATCGCAACCGGAGCGCTCTAAGAACGTTGGATCGATGGCGGACTCTGAATCGAAATAAACAATAAGTTTGCCCATCTTTTGGGCATTTGCAGCAATTTGCGCTGCCATATATGATTTACCAGTAGACTCGAGACCTGCAATTTCTGTAACTTTACCTACTGGAATGCCGGCAACCTGTCCTTTGCAGATGATGGAATCGAGCCATCGAGATCCAGTCGGGATCCATTCCTTAACGGAAGTTGGATTATCTCCCGTCAGATCGTGGGCCACATTGCGGCCGGCTTTTTTGTTGACAATACTCATTAGCCCCTGAAGATCAACACGTCCAGGTGCAGTTTTACTTTTCTTAGGCATTTGCCCTCCTATAAATTAAAAGCGGCAGACTTTTTACCGGTCTGCCAGCGGCTTTTATCACTCTGCTGCTGTATCTGCAGCACTAGCGGTGTCTGCCGCCGTATCTTCATCCTTATCCCCGCAACCCACCAATAGGGCTACAGTAAGGACTGGTAGAACTAGTCTCATCTTCTCTCCTTAAAAAATAGCGGCACCCGATTTCAGCCGGGGTGCCGGCGGCTTTACTTACTACTCAGTCGTAGTTGTGATTGTGGTCGTACCGGCAGCACCTTCATTGGTGGTAGTGTCGGTTGTCTCCGCAGTTGTTTCTGTGGTAGCAGAAACCTCGACTGTTTCATTAGCAGTCACGGTTGTTTCCGTGGTGACATTATCAGACACAGTAGGCGGTTCGACTGAGCAAGTTCCGTACGCAGTCGCGATGACAAGAACGCCTCCGACGACACTTACTTGAACCTTCCAGCGGGCCCATAGGGATTTTAACCATTCCATAACATTCTCCTTTTTGTTTATAGAAAATTGCGGCAGAGTATTCCCCCGCTCTGCCAGCGGTTACCAAACAAACAATTATTACTTGCCACTCATCAATTCGTTAAAGGCTTTGTCAACCTCGCTTGCAGAATTACCGTACGCAACAGTCTCTCGAGAACGAGACTCAGCAGACTTATTGCCTGAAAGTTGTTCGTCCAACAAGGCGTCAATTTCTTGTGGGGTCTGACGCTCGAAAAGAGAATTGAAGTCAGGCAGACGATCAAGGAGGGCGGGGATCGATTCTGTATCTTCAAGCAAGGGAGACGTATTGCGTCTCATCTTCATGTTTGTTTGAGGGTATGCGCCCGGGGTTGTGGGCTTAGTGTAGGTAAGTGTGATATCCGTACCCTCGCCGGTATCAGTGATATCTCCATACTCGGGATCAAGAATATATCCAAGCAGAAGCTCATAAGCTTTCTTTCCATATCCATATACCTTGACTCCCTCTTCTTCACGGCCGCGGACTACAACGGGAGAGAAGTAACGAGCGCGAACAAAAAGTGACTTTGCTAGCTTCTTGCTTTCTTCGTCGTTACTCTCAACCCCTTCTTTCCATACGGCGGAAGCGAATTCGCAAATTGGGCAGTGCTCACCGAAGTTACGCTTAGGGCATAAAATGCCTCCTCGGTGTTCTCCCACGTTATAATGAAAGTGCATCTCCTTAAGAGGATCGCCATCGCTTGTTGGCACAATCCGAATATCCTGATCCCCCTCGTCGGGCTTGAACCAGATCGAATCTCTCCTATCCCCTCCTTCTCCTCGTAGAGACGCAAGTTTTTGCCTCATTAGTTCCATATTGATTGACATTAGTTTTTTCTCCTTGTTTTGTTGTTGTAAAGTATATCGAGCTTTCCTCGATATCTAATGTATCACTCTTGCTCTAGCTTGTCAAGAGTCTTTTCTTGTATTGCGTTAGTATGGGCAACGCAGAACCCAAAATCTGGTAGGTGTGTCTCATAAATGGCGTACGAAACTTTGCGGAATGCATTTCGAGGCTTTGCCTTTAAAATGTCCACTAGCTTCTTATGCAAACCACCCTCTGTTTCTAATCTTTCCTGGTTTATACACATATAATAACATATCTCTCGGGCGGCGTCAAGATCGAAGAACCACTTTTCTGAAAGTTTTTTCATATCCAATGCAGCCACTGTGCGGATCCTATTAATATCATTAGGTTTTGCAACATTGCCGATGTGCGGCTCAGTATGTTCAAAATAATTTAAATAATGAATACTGGAAAATATTGTCTCGTTAAGCATTGTATAGTACTGCTTAATATTTAAATTTTGATGTATCTTTTCGATACTATGATTTGATAAAATCGTAAGACTTCGAAAAAGACCAGAGCGAGCGTACTCTTGTAAGATTCCGAATGTGGCATTTTCAATCAACATAGGAACACCCGTCAGAAGCTCAGTATCTGGTTTTATATAAAAAACTTCTAAATGTTTATTTTTTAGTTGTTGCAACACCCCAAGAGCGTATAGGGAACTCATCGATGCCCCCATAATGAAAACTTGCACGTGATCTCTTATCCCAGAAAAAAACTCTGTAAGATCGGGGATATTCTTTTCGTATTCATCGGGAGAATCAAACTTCTCCAAAACAAATTCCTTGCCTGATTTTCCTTCCAAATTGCTCCCTAGGGTGTAAACATCATATTGAGGAATATCCTTAAATTTTGACGCCACAGCGCTAGCTGCATTACCTACTCCTACAATAGATATCATATTTTCAACTCCTGCAGATTGAAATAATCTTTTCCCGCTTGAACGTTTACCTCATAAGTAGCCAATCGATTTTTTGCGAATACAGCCTTCATTTCGGGAAGCAGGTGACGGTCTGAATCCTTAAGATCTATCACCAATTCATCATGTACTACGTGAGATATGAAGCTATCAGTTTTTTTGAGAAACTTATTTAGTGCGAGGGCTCTATCAAGCACCAAATCCGATGTTGTGCTCTGGATTAAGTAGTTAAACGCCTTCCGCTCCACGACCGGAATATTTCTATCAAAAACTGTCTGCACGTGCCCGTCTTTATAGTTTTCTTTGATCAATCTTTCGCGATCGTAGATATTTTTTTGAAATATTGTTGAATCAGGATTGTATAGCCAGCCAAAAAATAATGTTTTAGCTTGATCGCGCGTGATCGGCTTCTCAAAAGAATCTAAGTCAAATATGTTGTCGATGTTCCAGTTATGCACATCCTCGGGTGGTTGTTCTTCCCCCAGTAGTGCCAAAACCGTGCGAGCCTCTGCGCCGTTATAGTCTAAAGATACAAACCAATCATTGTGAGGTTTAATTATTTGACGAAAATCTTTCTTCATTGTTAGTATGGGGAATGAGCCCGGAAACGTTGTGAGGCGGCCGGTAACTGTTCCAAAGATATTATAATGTATTTGATCGCTACCTTCAAGAATTTTTTGCAAACCAATGCGAGAGTTAGTAGATGTAAAAAGCTTTTTACAATCTGAATGATCTAAGTTCAAGCCTCTCATTCGGATGTCATACAACATCGATTCAACTCTAGAGAGAAAAGTATAATTAGACGTAGGGCTCATTTCCTCAAAAATATATTCAGTTATTTTATTTTTAATATCGCAAAACTCTAATAGTGCATCATGAGGTATTAAATCAAACAAGCAGTGTTGGGAAAAGTCCAGCTTTGCTATTTTAAAAGATTTATAGAATGCGTTCATTTTACGTACGCTTTTTTCCAACTTACCCTGCAGATTCTCGGGACAAGCCTCCTGTAAGGATAGCCCTCCTGACCAAATCCACGCGTACTGAATATTATTACCCTCTATGGAGCCTGTATATTTCCAGGTTCTTTCAAGGCCATCGGGAATTTGATCAAAGTGCAGCTTCCCCCCTGTGTATACGCCGATGCATTCTGATTTATCATCAAGTGCTTGAAAGTACATTAATTTCCTCTTCTCTACGTAATCTATCACGATAAAGAAGATCTGTCAAGGACCCACTGTAATCATATGTCTCTGCGATGACTCGCTCGAAATAATCGACAGCGTAACTACATCCTTTTAAAGCTGCTAACTGCTGGGTTTCATTTAATAAATTTTCTTTGTCTATCTGCGACAATAGAATTTCCCTCTCTTCTGTCAATCTAATTTTAAGATATATCTGCATTATCGTAAGATTGTCATATTGAGAGTCAAAGTATTCGGGCGTGTAAACGCGAGGTACTATTACTTTGGATTTACTATAAACCGCCGGACCTTCGTTGCAGTGTTCTACTTCTGTATAATTTCTCTTGCATATGTTGTAATATTCTATTAATATCCGCCTAAAATTATCATAGTAAGTTTTATGTGCCAGCAAGTAAGCACCATTCAGGATAGAGTCGGTGCTTAAAAAACGACACTGAGACGTGTTCCTAGAATAAGTTACCATTTCAGATGTTCCTATGTCTGCAATAAGTCTATAGGGGATATCCGCGTCAACAGAAAATCCGTATTGACGACAAGCATTTAAGTAGAACAACCAATTTGGACTGTTCTTGAATGACTCAATTTTTTTAACATCGTCGTCCATAGAAAAGTCAGCTATATCAATGACAAGGCCGCTGACAGTAGCGGGACAGTATTTGCTCTTCACGAATCCTGGGTACGTGAACGGCTTTTTTTCGACAATTTGACCTATAGCTTGCATAAAGTGAATTAGGAACTCCTCGAAATTTTTAAAACGTAAACGACCAGAAAGGAAGATATTGAGCACATCCTCTTTCTGACCTTGAGTATAGTTTTTATAGAGCGACCGAGGGCTTTCATAGGCTTTTTTAACCTCCAATACACTTAGAAACGGATCGTCGGCCCTGATATGACCACCCATTGACTTTACTCTAAATTGTTGGTTGAGATCTTTGAATGCTTGGCCAACAAATTTCAAAACGCGGAAGGCGGTGCCTTCTTCATTTGTCTGACCCAACTGCATCATCGGCGCGTCAGGGCTTAGCTCAATTGGTACATAGCGTCGGCTAACGCGTCCATAGAGTTGCTTTTCAGCACGATTAAAGTATTTAAAATTAGCATATTCGGACTCAGCCATATCAAGCTCATAAATCAAAGATTTTTGATATAAGCTTTTTGCCCCCTCTTGATTGCTTTTTTTATAAAAATCTGACATTTCTGTTTTCCTTCATTACGCCAACATACTGTCTAATATGTCGTGTTGCTCTTGTCTCCCCACTGTATCTGTTGGGTTCGATGCATTTTCTCCACCAATCTGTTGTTCCGGAAAAACAAATTTTTTACGTGTTTGGCATTTCTTTAACTTAGTTTTATCCGGATCTGATTCCACATCGCTGCCGCCGGTGCTTGGTGCAGAGGTGCGGCCTTTTTCAATTTGCGCTGCCCAATTGGCAACAATTTGTGTAGAAAAATCGCCCTCTGCGATTCTGTTTGTTACCTTTGTGGCCATATAGTATCCGCCCACGCCATACCTGCTCAACTCAAACTGATCTATTGCGCGCTTCCTGTCGTTGTTTTCAGGATCGGGAAACTCGTATCCTTTGGTGTCGGGAGCAAACCCTCGAGGATCAACAAACAAGTACGTGCCTGGAAATACATTCGGTAGCATGTACGAGTCAATCGTGACGTTATAAACTTCTCTTAATTGTGATAACCCATCATATCCTTCTTGCTCGAACCTCATCTCTTTGTGACCCTTAACTTCAGTCCTATCGAGTCGAATATTTTTTATAAGACCACGATCTTTGCCTAAAATATAGTGAAATATGCCGCGGCTGTGATCAAGAGTTTTGTTACCTGTCATCAGTTGTTGGGGCTGTGACCTTCCACCGTAAAAAATCATGTAGTTATATTGGCTATTTTGACCCAGCGTTCTGGGGCCGGCTGCAGTGAGGCTACCCATTGTATTGAGCACAGGCCGGCCAGCGCCGCCGGCGCTTCTGAAAGCTGCCAATTCTTGGCTTCCCAAAGTATAATTACCTGAGCGTGATATCTTAGTTCCTAAGAGCAGCGAACTAATCTCATCCCTTCCTGGGGGTATAGCATACGAAGAAATGTTAGCACCATATATCGATATATTTTGAGAGTATGTGTCTCCCCTGCAAGATGTATTGTTTAAAAAATTTCGTACATATGATTTTATAAAGTCATTTAGAAACCTTGTTAGTGTATATCCTGTTCTGCCCTTTGCTACCAACTTGTCAGTCATCCATTCTATAAAATATGTTAAAGAAATGGGAACAGAACCCATACTGATAGTTCTAAAGTCACCTTCTAGTTGGCTATGTGATCCAGGATTTCGAATTTCCAGTGGGCCCAGCATAATTCTTAATTTTTTAAAATTTTCATACATTCTGGTCATTATTATTGTCTCTTGGTCAACAATATGACCGTCAAGTTTCTCGTTCGCTTTCTTGGCCTTTGAAAGCGTCTCGGGTGCAGTTGTTGATAGATGCATGTCTATATTCGCCAGCACTATATTGACCAAATCCACTAAATAAAAAAATCCTAGCTGATTGTACACGTCAGAGGGCTTGTCCGTCGCACCAATAACTGTTAAATCTTTTAGAGTCTCTTTAGCGGCCTCTTTAGACACTGATGTGGAAGTTGGAGAGCTTAGAATTGCGTTCTTGTTGGTGATTTCGTTTGCGACTGCATTTGGGTTTGCGAGATTCCCATCTGCATTGAACACTGGTAATGTACTTCCGGGATCTAAAATAGCCTCTTCCATTTTTGCCCAGGGAAGCCTTAAATAATAAATTAAATTCCTTTGAAATAATGAGCCTATAAGTTTGGATAAAGATTCTATTTGCTCATCTTTCACAAGGTCGGGATCATAAGGCTCTGCCGGCTTTTCTCCTGTTCGCGCTGCCTGCTTCAGCGCGATACGGCGTGCCACTCCTTGGGGGGTGGGGAATATATTGTAGTAATAGTCATCAAAAAAATCTTCTATATATGCCAAGTATTCAATGGTGAACACAACTTGGCCCTGTTCATCAAAATCGAAGGTATGAATTGTGGGAGTAAGCTCTAGAGTGACAAAACTATCATGTATGGCGCTCTGATATGCCGAGGAATCAATCCTGCTGAGTCCTAAGTTATGAGGAGTGGCATACCCAACTACCGCCTTTAGCCTGAAGTCTAGGCTGTTAATTTGGCTCATAATCATATCACTAGAAATAGTCCCACATAGCGGATGATCGTCATTTATATTCTTTCCGGTCTTAAGCGCTAAGTCAGCATATCGATAGCCACCGCGGTCAGTTAAAAGTTCAGCCATTGTTGTTGCATAAATTTGTAATTTTGCCTTAATGCTCTTATTCACAGCAAAGGGATTGCTTCCGTCATAGGTCCACTCAAAACTCTTAACTCCAACCCCATAGCCGCGGCGCTTCTTATTGTTAAAAATGCTTTCAATGTCGCCGGCTCGAGTAGCAGACGGAAAAATAATTGGTATCTCACGTTCAGCACCTTTTTTTGCACCAGAGTCGCCATGAGTGGATATAATTTTGTAAAAACGAGTTGAAGGCTGCAATTGCGATATGACTGGGGTGGGTGCATCGAAAAGATAACCCACTTGTGGTGACTGTACAAGCGTATTGACAAACCCAAACGGCTCTAAATCCGATTTGAGGGCACGATTTGAAGTTGGAAGCTCATCTTGTGAGCCACCACCATTATCAACATAAGGAAGGCCGCGGCCAGAAGAAATACCTTCCTTATTCTGAAGCTCTATTAGTTTTGTTAAATTTGCCTGGATATAGCACTGCTCTCTGAAAGCTTTTGAAAGATAATTTCCCGTTCTAATTCTTGCGCCTAGTCCGCCGGCCCGGGCGTACGCTGCAGCGGCTTCCACTTGTTTTTTTGCTTTTTTAGCTTCTTCCACTTTTTTGGCAGTTGGTCCAGCAGACATTTGGTTGCCTTGGCGTCCAACGTTTGCGCCGATGGCGGCGCGAGCAGCGTTGGCAGCTCTGGTTTCGTCTTTTTTGATCTCGGCGTCGTACGCGATTTGCATATCGCTTATCTTGCCTGCCAGATCTTCTACCATTTGGAGAGTGCTGGTAATTTCCCTCAATGCTTGTCTAAATTCTGGGCTGCTGTATGCCGGCAAATTGCCATACATGTTTGCGTCGAACGTTGTCTGCAGATGTACTACGTTTGTAATAAAGTCATCGTTAGCCGTAAATACAGTGTTGGCAAGAGGATCGCTCTCAAAAGTTCCAAAAACATTCTTATCGATTCGATTGTTTACTTCCCCTAAGATTTTTGGGGGCTTACCGTATTCCTTATCTAGTGTATCTATAAGCTGATCAAAGGAATTTGCAGCGGCATATAGCTTTTCAACCTGCGCACGTACAGCCGTCATGTTTTGTTCGGCTTCTTGAGCGTTTTGTTCGAGCCACTTGTTGGTATCTACCAGGGCCTCGTCGCCACTAATCCAGCCCATATTAGGCTACCCCTAGCATAGTTAAAATTTGATCTGACTCTATCGGTATTGTCAAAACATCACCAGGCAAAACATCAACCTCTGTTGGGCGTCCATTATACCAAGCAATAATCCACCACAAAGTGGGATCGCCATAATACTGCTGTGCTAGTTTATAGTATCGATCTCCCACGGCCCACATATGTGTGGTTGTTTTTAAGTTAACCCGATCGATCAAATTTGGCTGATACAAGATTGGAGTTTCATACTGTCGGATGTTCTTTACGTTGTTTCTTTCTTTTCGTAAAAAACTATAGTACTCACTTGCGTTGTTTAAAATTTTAAAATTAAAGTATCTTGACATTTCTTAATTCTCCTAGTCGAGGGCGTCAAATGGGGCAAAATCTTCAGCGTCAGTACTGCCCCCGGCATCATAATAAGCATCGACCGCCATAGAACGATCGTCGGGATATTGAGCTAACTGACCTCGAAGAGCACTTTCTAAATATTCCTGATTAGCGGCATCCCGGCCTCGAGGTTCCTTGCCTCGTTCGGCTCGTCTTTGGTTTCGCTGCTCAATCTTGGCTAATTGTCGAGAATCTTTCTTCAAGCGCTTGCTGCCAAACATCCCATCGTATCCTCGGGCAGCGGCATTAGCGCGATCTTGCTCTGCTTGTTGGCGCTGAGTTTCTCTTGCCTGGCGCGCAGCAATTCTTTCGTTATAATTTCCGGGTTCGACCTTGAATTCTTCTGCCGTTGTGATGGCGCCATATGGAAACCCTTCACCCATAAAATTATTCTCCTCATCCCAGCCCAATGTGCTTTCATGAATACAAGCAAAATCAATTGAAACTTCTATCATTTTGGGGAGTACTAAATTTTGCTTACCTTCTGGCTGAAATACTCCTATATCTGGATTTTCAAGGTTGTGGTTGATGTTCACATTTAAAATGGCACCCAGTTGACCCTGCGATGGGTTGTTGGTTGATTTATACGTCGCGAACAACGCATTACCTGGAGCATTATAAGCCTGTAAAGTTCGAGCGGCCCCTGGAACAGTTGCATTTTGTGCCAGATTCATCACTTTCAATCTAACCAACGGACTCTGAGACAATATGGCACCCGAACTTCCCAGGTCTGCGTAATTTGGATAAAGGAATTGAGCCAAGCTTTGTACCTTTGCTAAATTCTCGTATGCCTCACTGATGGTGCTAGCCGGTATCTTCCATCCTAGCGTAATCCGGCGCTGAGTGTTCTTAAATGCATATATTGGGTCCGTTCTACCAAAAACAGTTTCTGCATTCCAGTCGGATTGAAACGATTCAGCGTATGTTGTTATAAAGGCTTTGAAGAAAATATCTGACTCAGAAGGAACGTGAAAAAATGAAATTACAGCTTCTGCATGGTTTGCAAGACCATCTGTAAATCCCGCGCGACCCTGGGATGGTGTTACTCCGGCGCTGTCGTTAAGTTTTACAACCCCGTAGCGCTCCTGATTAAATATACCCATACTTTTAGCCATATTTTCTTCTCCTTATCAGAGGCCCAGAGAGCCATCTCTTAGTCTTTTATCCACTTCGCTTACAGCCTTAGTAACTACTCCGTCAACAAAAACTTTCACGTTTACGTCAACCGGAGAAGCGTTATTTCCTCCTGTGGGAGCGCCGGCGGTGGCCATCGCTGGTGTAGCGGCCGGCGTCGTGGCTGCAACAACAACTGCAGCTGCAGCCATCTTGTTCGTAGATACGCGATCAATGGCACTCATTATGGCTTCAGTTTCTCTCGTAATCGGGGTACCCGCAGGAACATCTGCACCTCCAAGATTGTTTAAAAGCTGCATCGTCTCGACCGGAAGATCATTCAATGCGCTAGCAACCAAGCTAATGCCCCCCGCAAGGGTTCCTAGGGATGCCGCGGCCAAAGTTGCGGCGGGGCCAGCGATCGCCATTTTGCCCAGAAATGTTGCAATTGAATCAAGTTTGTCCTCGCTTACACTGTTCATCAACTCGGCGAACTCGCCAGCCATATACCCTATGGCTGCGGCCGGGGCGGCGATGGCGAGACCGATTAATGCCAAGGCGCCACCAAATGCCAACATTGGACCCACAGCAGTGGCACCTGCAGTTGAAGCCACGCCGACGCCCACAGCAAACGCCATTAACGTATACAGAAGACCGCCAATAGCTTCATTAAACGCTGTGACGGACTCTGGAGGCAAGAGCGCAAACGCTTCCGCAAAAGATGCAAAACCCTCGGTCGCTAATTTGATTCCTTGGCCTATTAATAGTATAGCGGCCCCAAAAGCTATGGCCGGCCCAACCATCCCTTTCATGCTGTTCCCCACAACGGGCGCGGCGGTGCCAATACCCTTAAGACGCAGTCCAAAAAGAGTCAATTTTGCCAGAAACGATCCAGCAACAAAGACGCCTAAAGCTTTGGCCATAAAACCTAAATTTTCGGCCACGAATAGTGCGGCGCTGGCAAAACCTTTAAATACAGTTGTTAAGTCGGCCGTGAGCTGCTCCATTTCTGCTGGGTTAGAGAGTAACTCTTGGAATGGGTCTATCAAGTCTTCCAAAACGGGTATCATAGACATAAAAAGTGTTTTAAACTTCTCTTGAATACTTTGCATTGCTTTTGTTCTTTCGCGCAGAGCTTCAATTTCAGCAGTTGTTTTTTGACCACTTTCGGAGAGCGCGTCCAGAGATCCTGACATCAACAGAGCCAGATCGTTGACATTTTCAAGACCGGCGGCTTCAGCGTAAAACTGGCGCTGATAATAACCCATATCATCAAAAGACAGACCCGTGCTTAGTATTGCATCTCGAATCATGTTAAGACGACCCACCGGATCGGTCTCCATCATCAAGTCCATTGCGTTTACGAAGTTGCCACCCAGAGCTGCGTTCAGCATACCGGCCTGAGTTGCGGCGCCCTCGAATGTATCAAATTTATCAGTAATGTTCAGCATTTTCTCGATAGAGAGACCAGTATTCTTAGACGCGATCGCAAGTTGTTTGAAGGCGGCCGGCGCGTCAGTTCCGAGTTTGGTCAATTGTCCACCTAAATTAGCAAAATCAGATGTTAGTTGTTCTGGGGTCACTCCGATCGCCATTGCGAGACTTGTGAATTCCCGGGCCATAGCAGCAGACCCCTCAACGCCGAGACCCATTGTCTTAGTGAGCGTCTGGATGGATTGCGCATAGTCTTTGGTGCCAACACCTGCCTTTGCCAATAGATCGCCAGTTTCTCTTACGGCTTTTTGCTGTTCTACACTGAGTCGAGTAAACTCTGTAAAGGTAGGAATCAGCGTTTCCACGGTGCCTGTCATGTCATCGATGCTTACGCCGTAATAGGCCATAGCCTGGGCATCAGACGTTATGGAAGTGGCAAATTCTCTTGAAACACCAGTTGTTTTCATAAGCGATGAGCGAGCTTCATCTACAGCAAAAGCAAAATTAATAGTTGTGTCGATTAGGCCCATAATAATGCCCTGCACAGCACCCATCGCAGCCGAAGCAAGAGTTCCTTCTTTTGCCATTTGTACAAAACTCTTTATCATACCTGTGTTGACCAATTGATGCTTTCCATACAAAGCAATCTGATTAGACATACTATCGGATACCGAGTCCATTACTTGTTTTTGTTTTTTACGCTCAATTGTGTTTTTGTCTATTTCTTCGGATTCTTTTTTCAGAGCGATAATATTTTCTGATCGTAAGTCGACTTCGTTTTCTGCCGCTTGGAGCGCGTCTCTGACTTCCGCAATCCGGGCGCGGTTTTGT